GCTTCACCAACCATATATGTTTGTCCTGCTCCAACTGATCCACCAAATCTTCTTCCGGAAAAGTTTTGTGCTTTAATTTGTGCCACTTGGGCAAGTCCGCCTGCTACAACAGCCGCCGCCGCCACAAAGTTAAATGGAGGTGGGTAAGAACCAATTGCTTTTGCCGCCCCTTTGTATGTTGATACAATTGCTTCTGCTATAGCAAATGCTTTATAGGCTCTAAATGCTTTTTCATTAAATTGTCCTAATGCACCATATAATGTGGTATATTCACCTAATATAATTTCTGTTTTATCTATTGCTGACTTACGTTCAAAGTCTGCTCTTGCTTCTGCTTGTTCATTTGACAAACCGGTAAGTTTTAATTCTCTAACTCTATCTGCCTTTGCAGTTTCTTCTGCTAATTTTGTTAATTTTTCATTTAAGGCTTCTCTTGATTTTAATATTCGATCATTTGCTTCTTCTTCTGATATAATACGCATATCAACTGCTTTTTCAAGCAATGCTTTTTGTTTTCTAAAGTCTTGAGTAAGTTTTTGTGAATCTGTAAGTATTGCTTTGAATACTTTACTTGAATCACCTAGGCTTTTTGTGTAATCAGCAATTTGTTTGTTAGCCAATTCATCGAATAATAATTTTTGATCTTTTAATACATCATTTATATCTGTAAGTACTATTTCTTCCATTGGTACACTTAATAGTGCTTTCCAATATGCATCTAATGAATCTTTAAGAGCCTGTTGTTGTGATTTTAAGTCTTCAACTACTTGTGCTTGTTTTAAATATTCATCTGTGCCATATTCTAAAGCAAATAACTTATCAGATTCTGATTTAAGTAATTCTTCGTTGTCTTTTATTAGTTCTTTTATTTGTATTCTGTAACTAAATGCTTCATCTTGCAAGTTTTCAAATGCTACTCCAGAACTTTTATCTAATTTACCGAATTGATCAGTGATTCTCATTAATCCTTGCATTAATGTATCTGCTGGATCTGGTGGAGAACCTAACTTATCAAATAGTTTGTCAAATATTCCAAAAAATTCAAGTGCGGCCGCCGTTCCTGCAATAAGGATTCCAATTATGTTTCTTCTAAATGCTTTATTAAATGCTAATGTGGCAATTGTTGCTCCTCGTATTGCAACTGCAAGTGCCCCAAATGCTTTAGCACCAAAAAATCCAATTGCACCAACACCTATTGCTTTTAATATTCGTATATTGTCTGCTAAAAATCCAAATGCTTTTGCTGTGCCTGTTACAGCACTTCCTAATGCACTACCAACCGATGTAAAAAATTCTTTATTAGCCTCTACGGCCTCTATCATTCCTTTGGTAACATCTTTTAATGCATCTGTTAATCCACCTTGTCCAATGGCATCTTGTGCATTACGTGAAGCAATACCTAAGTTTGAAAATTGAGTAGATAAGTTGCCTACAACTTTTGCTGTTGCACCACCATACTCTTTTTGGATACCTTTTCCTAATGCATCTGTAATCTTTGCGGCACCTTCTGCTGTTTTACCAAATGCCGATATTTCTAATCTTGTAATACCTAATTGTTCTTCAAGTATTCTAAATACCGGAACACCTCTGTCAGCAAGTCTGTTAAGTTCTTCTAGACCTAAACCACCTGATACTGTTCTTGCAAACAAGTCTGTCATGGCTTCAAGTGTACCTACTTGGTCTGTTGTGATCGCCGCCGTGTCAGTGAATGTTGTTAAAAGTTGTTCAGTTGGTTCAATACCTGATGCTTTTAATTTAATAAATGTTCTAGATAAATCCTCAACACTGAACTGTGTTTTGGTTGCAAATTTAGTAACAAAGTCAAATGCTTTACTACCTTTTTCTAATGAACCTGTTACTGCTGATAATGATGTACGTAAGTCTTCAAAACGAGTAATTGTTCCGACTAGTGATTTGGCAAAAGCACCTGTTGCCAATGCCGCACCAACTCCAACTAATGTTTTTTGTAGACTGCTAAATGAACTACCTAAACGTTTTGAACTATTCTCAACACCACTTAGGTTTTTCTTGACTCCACGGAATGCCGCATCTGTCTTGTTAACGCCCTCTAGTATTACTTGCTCTCGTATGGTCATTACGTTTCTTTTCCTTCTGATGCTTTACTTTTAGGTAAGCATACCACCCTTTCACTTCAATTAGGGACATTTCAAAAACAGTATCTAATGGTAATTTTAGATAATCTGCTAGGGCAAAGATATTATATAACTCTGCGTCCCCTACGAGTTTTTTTCGACTTCACCTAATGAAGTGTCAGAAACATTATTCAACGTTGTAGCCACTCTGATAAGAACTTTTGGATCAGCCTCATTTAATAATGTAGCACGATCAGATTCTAAAAATATTCTATCACCATTTTCATCAAATGATTTAAGTATAATACTTTCAACTAATGCTTCAGCAGTTTTACCGTCCTGCGTTAGTGACATTATTTTAGATTCAGTTCTCATTGATGCTGTGGCTTTATAGTGAATATCACATTTCCACTCATCAACTCGCAATTTATACAACTTTCCAGATATTTTATCTTTAAAGTGATCTGTAGCACTTTGTAGTACCGATTTAGTTTTCTCGTTATCCGATTTTGTCATCGTTTTAATCTCCTTGTATTAATATACCCAGCAACTTTCCTTGCTGTTGGTTTAGTTATGCCCTGTGGGGCTTGTCTTGAACTACCTTTGTCTAGATATTGCACATAATCAACCGGATTTGAAACAGTATAACCTGATTTGGTTATACGTTCTGCCCATTTTGATTTAGCAAAGCCAGTTCTAACAGGGGTTAATGATCGTGCTGTTCTCAGTGTTTCTCTAGATGCATCTGCAAGTAAGGCTTTCACCTTATTTTCGAGAGCATCGATATTTAATTTACCACCTAAACGTACACTAATCAAAATTTAAACCCCTATTATATTGCCGCAACTGTTAATGCGCCAGATCCTTGTGCCGCAAAACTAGCCTCTACCAAACCATCTACTGATGATGTGATTGAAAAACTTGTAATGACGCAAGAGCCTGATAATTTAAAGTTAGCAGGTGATTCTGAAGTACCTGTTCCTGATGGATATACTTCAAATGTTGCTAATGATTCTTGTCCAGTTTTAGACATAAGTTCATCTAATTTGGCTTGAACTGCGTCTGATCCGTCAAAATAAACATCACCTGAAATTGTAAATGTAGATAAACCTGGTTGATATGTTCTCATACCAGATGCACCCATAGATGTTGTTTCGATAGTATCTTGAGTTTGTTCAATTGTGAAGTTTCTTAAATTACCTATTGCAGTAGATGATAATGAATCACCAGAATCAGCAAGTTTAATTGCTCCGTCATGTCCTGAATAAACGTTTGCCATGATTATTTCTCCTCGTTAATGTTGCCAAGGTCTATTTCCTTTGAATTATCTTCAGTGATAGATCCAAAATCTTCAACTGGTTTTAATTCAACTGCGTCTACCTCGACTTTGGCTTTTTTAGGTTTTGCAGTTTTCTTTTTCGCAGGTTTAGCCGGTGTGGATTCGGTCCAACTCCAACCTTGTTCTGCTACCAAAAGACTTGCTTCTGTATATCCACAAGTTTTTGAATTTCCGTTTTTATATACTATTCTTTGTCCCATTTTAATTGGTTCCTCTTGTATATTTATATTGAACTGTAAATGTAATATCTACCCTACCAATTGGATAAATTGTACCATCATCGACAGTAACAGCACTTACATAACTGTTTAGTGCTTTTGCATTTCTTGTTAAATCTTCTGCTAGTTTTTCTTCTACTGCTTCAATGATTACATTACGAGCAGTATCTATTGTATTGTTAACTGTGGTTTCTGAACTACTTGCTCTTACATAACAAGTTATTGTGTATTCAATTTCTCCAAACTTTGCACCAGCCATGGATGCATCTTCTCTTGCTTCTGTTGTTGTTCTAACAAATATGCAAGGGTACTGCGTAATTGCAATATCATTTAAGTTGATTGGATTTCTTGATACTAACACTACGTTAGGATTGGTAATACCTTGTAAGTCAGTTACTATATCTTTTGCTATATCTTCTCTAACTGACATTATCTTACCAATCTATTAAAGTGTTGTGGTTGTTCTTCGCCTGCTTCAACTGTTCCGTCACCGTCCCAGTCGTATTTGATACCATCTGCTAACACCATATCAAATTCATCTCTAAAACGACCTTTGTAAAAGTCAATCATCATTCTGAATCTATCTGGTTCTGCACCATGTTGTGTTAGTTGTGGTAATATGTAATATGCCAAAACATGATAAACTGCTGTAGTCTTAAATTGACTTGCTGTTAGTTTTGAATTGGTCATTTCTAAATCTGTTGTATGGAAATATCCTTGTCCGTGTGTTCTTCTTACACGAGGCCACCATTCTATTCTCAAATGTCTTTGTATATCTGCCGTAGTTTTGGCATGATATGATGAAAAGTCAATAACACCATACTCTTTAATTGATGGTTCAAATTCTAATATGTCTGCATCTGTACTATAGTTGCTCATTGTGTCCTCCTGTTATAGTATTATGTGGGAGTTGCCCCCCACATAATATTTGAATAACAAAATAATCAGTTATGATTATAATGCTGAATCCGCCGTTAGTTTAACACCATAAGAGTCGTGTAATTCACTTACTCCGTATGTTGCAGTACCTACGATTTCTGTAGCACGAGCAGAAGCATCACGTTGTGTTTCAATTGTGATATCTTGACCCATTGCTAATCCTAATGCATCCATCGCAAAAATTGCACCAACTGAATCGTCTGATCCGTCAACTGCTACGTTTGAACTTTCAAAAATTTGTACGCCCGCAATATTTCCAACATAACCGTTTCTCATTGCTTCGTTACCTGTGTCTGGCATATTACCAGCACTACCAACAAATGTGTTTGTTAGTTGTTTTTTGATTTGATACATTACTTTTGGATGGAAAACACCAACATATGGACCAGGTGCCGCCGCAGTTGATAATTTTGCTACTGCTTTGAACATCTCGTCAATTGTTAATTCTGCACCTGCTGAACCTTGACCTTCTGAAAAGCCTGAGAATAGGCCGATTAGGTCTGTGTCCAATTTAGTTGCAATTGCTTCCCCAAATAGTCTACCAATGTCCGCCACTACTGAACTTTGGCTGTAATTTAATGCTAAATCTGATACATTAGTCATTAAACCAACTTGTGCTAAAGTAATGTCTTTCTTTGTAGTAGAAATTGCTGATGGTGTTAAGTCATCTGCTTCTGTTAAAGCCGCCGCAGTTTGTTGCGGGTAGAAAGGTACTTGTAATACTTTTCCTGCGTTTTGTGGAACAGTAAAGTTTTTAACAAGGCCTCTCATAATAGATTTCTCATTTGCAACGAACATTGCTTCTTGAACGATCGGTGCTATGATATCATCTAAAGTAGTCGATAATGATTTAATTTCATTTGCCATTGTAATATCTCCTTAATGGTTTTTATATTAAAGTTTAATTTACCTTGACATTCCCATTTGCTTACGATATTCTGAATATTTCTTCCTATCTTCTGCTTTGGTCATGTCTAATTTACTTGGATCAAACTTTTCACTGCTCCCAACATCTCCTATTTTGCTTTCACTGCCACTACCAGTTGGTGTAGCCGAAACAAAATGTGGATTTGCTGTTAAAAATTCATTAACAAGTTGTGATACACTCATATGCTCTCCAGCATCGTTATATCTAACTTGTCCTGTTTTAGAATCAACAATCTCAACATCACCAGTTTCACTAATTTTAACCTGATCCTTTAGAAGTGTTGTCACTTGTCCAGGATTGATTGCTTTTAGTTTACTAGCAGTATCAAGTAATGAACCATCTACTTTGATAGTTTTTACTTGACCCAACAAAGAGTTTATTTGTTCATCTTTTTTAGAAACTGTGTCCTTCAAAAGTTTTTCAAACTCACCTTTTGCTTTTAGTTTGTCTTGTTTTTCCTTTTCAGCCTTTTGAGATAATTCGTTGTAATACTCTGGATCAATTCCTTCATATTTCTTTTCAAACTTTCTTCTCTCTCGAGCAATTCTGTCTGCAACTACTTTATCCAAGTCAGCCTGTGAAAAAGTCTTCCCTGATTCTTCAGTAGAAACTTCTACCGGTGCCTCAGTTGGCTCAGTGTTTTTTATATTTTCCGTTTCACTCATCGTATACTCCTTTTTTTAAGTTTATAAGTTTAACTTTCCAACAAATTAATGTTGTATTAAGTGTATTTATTGGACTTTAGACTTTTACGAATACGGTTCAACAAATTATAATCTTGTTGTATCAACACTCCTATTGGTGTGCTGTGTCCACCATATTCCGGACTTGAATATAACCATTCTTCATCCGGTCTTTCATCGTTGAAAGTATTCATCATAC